ACTGGCAGGAGATGTAGGATTCGAACCTACGCATGTCGGAATCAAAATCCGATGCCTTGACCAACTTGGCGAATCTCCAGCAAACTTGATATATGGCATCCCCCCAAGGATTCGAACCCTGACTAGCGGTGTTGGAGACCGTTGTGCTGCCATTGACACTAGGGAGATAGATTGGTTGCAGGAGACGGATTCGAACCGCCGATCTTCAGGGTATGAACCTGACGAGTTACCACTTCTCCATCCTGCGATAAATTTGGTGGAGGTGACAGGGATCGAACCTGCGACATCCAGCTTGCAAAGCTGGCGCTCTCCCAACTGAGCTACACCCCCAAATATACCAAACTGAAATCTTTTGTCTCACAAGAGAGACTCTATCCTTCAGTCCGACCGTTTGTGCTTGTTTAAAGTGTAGCACAGGACCTCGTTTCCTGTCAACACTTTTGTTGTCAATAAAAAACCCCGGAGTGTTCAATTCCAGGGTCAGGAGTTAGATGTTGTGATATTGTTCTAACTATGCTCCCCGGACACTTCCTCACTGGCCGCATCATCGCGTGACCACAAGCCGAGGTCCAGCTGGCACAGTTCACGAGCGATGTTTACGGTGTTCATAACAGTGTTTATTATATGCTATTTATCTATCAAGGTCAAGAAATAATTTATCCACCTCGACTGGTGTTGCGTCGCTGTGGTCGGGCCGTGATAGCAGCAGGTCCATGACCGGAAATTTTGCGGGCTGCTTTTTTGCTACCCACAGTGTCGGCATGCTCTGTGGCCGTCTTTTGAGTCAGTGCAGCCCGGATGGCTGCAGCAAAACTCATTTTTGGTTTGGGTGCGGATTCTTCCATTTTTTATCTCTACTATAAAAAATTTTGGTGCCCCTTGTCCGACTCGAACAGACCACCTACGGATTACAAAACCGTTGCTCTACCAGATGAGCTAAAGGGGCATGCTTTTACTTATCCTGTTCCTGATCCCGCATGGGAAAACCATTGCTGTGACGATCTCGCGGTTGATCTGCGTCTTGAAACAGGCGTTGTTCCTGTGCTGTGAGTGTGTGCTTGTGTGTTCTGCGAGGATTGCCACATGTGGGACAGGCAGGATTTCCACAGTCCAGGGCATGGTGCTTGACTAGTCGATGTGGTTCCCCAACTTCAATGCCGTGTTCTTGTGCAATTTTCACTTGACGAGCCACAGCGGCGTCGTCGCGGTGTAGTCGTTGACTGTGATGGAAACGATCTTGTTCAGTGCTCATTCTGTTAACATTAACTCGGTTAAATTTTCATCAGTTCCAATTTGTCCTTTCAAAAAGGAATTGAATGCCAGACTGGTTCTAATGTTAGGATTGACTGTGGCTTCGACTGCATGGGTTAACCATGATGGAAACACAATGATATCTCCGGGCTTTACTTTAAAAAACCACGATTCGGCATTGTACCAATTCCACTCTTTTGGGGCAAATTTAAATGGATAATACGCGTCATCAAAAAATGTAATTTTATCTGTTTCCGGGTCGGTATCTATGTACAACACTCCAGATAAAAAGGTGTTGGCATGATTATGCTTGTGGTGATATTGATTGTTGTATGTGTAATTCAACCAGGCCTGTGTTATATATGAGCGTACTTCTACTGAAGGTTTGATGATGTTGTCAAAAAACATCTGTAATGAATCAGTTATTTCTTGCTTGATGGTAGCCATTTGGGGATGTCTTGTCAAGTAATTGTCGGCGCTGGTGAGATTTCCAACATTTTTCGTGGTAAATTTACTGTGATGATCAAAAAAATCTCGTTCTTGTTTTGTAAATTCTCTATTGATATTGGTGAGAATCACAGGCTTTGGAAATAGTCCAAATATTTGGGGATCATTTAGCATGGTATTTCTTTCAGTTGTTGATAGTGCTATTTACACACTATCAACAACTATAGCTTAATTTCAATAGTTTGTCAACTGGCAACCACTCGGGCCACGGCTGTGATCACAGCAGCAATACGACCAATGTCACGTAGTTGTTCCATTGTGTAGCCTTCATTCTTCAACGTCTCGTAGTGAGCTTTCACACAGAAATGGCATTTGCCCACAATTGAAGCTGCCAAGCTGTAGGCTTCAAACAAGGCAAGAGTGGTACCACCATGTGTGCTGATGGCATTCATTCTCAGCTGTGCCGGCAGGCCTGTGAGATTTTCGTCTTTGGCCATTTCAACATAGGGATACCACACGTTGTTCATGGCCATCAAACTGGCAGCAGTGAGGGCAGCATCGGCCTGTGTCTTGTCCGAGATCTGACTATGAATCCAGGTACACAATTTGCTATTGCCAGTGGCAAAGGCCGCTGCCAAGGCCACAGCTTCGGCCTGTTCTGGTGGCAACGAACTGCGCTTGATCACAGCGTCAAGATTCAATCTAGTGTCCCGCGCATAGTCCGGGATACTGGATTCTTTGAGTGCGTCTACCCATGCAGTCATTTCAGTGTGTCTCCACCAACAGTACGGTTACATGCACACAGTTCGCCTGTTTGCAATGCATCCAACACACGCAAGGTTTCTTGGGGATTACGGCCAACGTTCAAATTGTTCACAGTAACGTGTTGAATCACATTGTCGTGGTCAATGATGAACGTGGCACGGAGTGCAGCACCGGCTGGAGCATAGAACACGCCCAGTTGTTCGATCAAGCTGAGTTCGCCTCGCTGGGTGTCAGCAAATTGATGATGGCGGATTTTTTTGAGATCTGGGTGTGCTTGTTGCCATGCCACTTTGCAGAACTCGTTGTCTGTTGAACCTGTGAGCAACACAGCATCACGATCTTCAAAGTCCTGGCTCAATTTGTCATAGGCCACAATCTCTGTGGGACAAACAAATGTGAAGTCTTTGGGATAGTACACAATCACTTTCCACTTGCCTTCAAAGCTGGTGTCCGTGATGGTGTAGAAAGCGTCATCGGGCTGTCCGGGACGCACGCCTGTTACGGCAAAGGGTGTGAGTTGATCACCTACGGTTTTCATTTGGGTTTCTCCTTGATAAAAAATAAGTCTCAGTGTTTGTACTGAGTACATATTATATATCAAAAAGAAACCTATTGTCAACGCGTTTTCATAGTATTTTGCTATGATTGCGTCTAACTCGGCAATTGAAAAAATCAATAACACAGCATATTCAAAAGAATGGGCCCCGAAGGGCCCATCTGCTATTTTGGGTCACAAGGTATAACTACCTCGCTCTCAGGCGTTTGCTGCCAAGAGGAATGTATCGTCGTTTGCGATTACTTTTTTTGCTTCTACAACCGAGTTTCCCCAGTCCTACGGCTTCTGCATTGCCGAACTGTCCATTTCATTACTCTTGACCCTGTCGAAACTTTGTCAGGCCCATCATAAAAAGTCTATTTCGAACAGTAAGTTTCCTTACATGTCGAACAAGAAATGTCTAATAGTTTAATATCAAATACCGACATTTCTAAATGATTACAACACTTATCTTTACAGTTAGCACAATCTAAATTACCAAGTGCATCATAAACACATTTAGTTTCTGAACAAAACATTCCTGTATTTCTATTAGGAAAGTTTCTACAACAACTAGGACGAGTTTCATAAATGCTACAAAGTTCGTCAGCGTTTAAGTAAGGACATCTTATACTCATTAAACCTCTTATGGTGGACCTGGGCGGTACTGCCCCGCCGTCCAGAATCCTTTTCAATCTACTTCATACAGTCATAGCAAGTATTTATTATACATTACATTGTTTGCAATGTCAATTGGCATTGTTGATTTTTGATTGATACTTGTTCTGTAACTTTTCAACCAACTGAAAGGAGTCACGATAAAACTCCTCCGCACCAACTCCGTCAAACACAGGTGGGCGAGTTGCTGACAGCTCAAAAATTTCCTGAGCACCAATATTTTTTGTAGCTGTGTTTAGTATGTCAGCAATGGCAACTCTTCTGGCCCGTGGCATGAGTCTATGCGCCACAGTTATATTGAAAACATAGGGTGCCGAGACACCCTGTTCTGCCAGTGTTTTAATCCCGGGCTCTTGTGGCAAACGAGAGGGGCAACTGGCAGCAATCATGCGCATGCGAGGATTTTTGGTTTTGAGAGCTTGATAGCTTTCGTATTTGTCAATCACAAATTCAACACCATTGTTGCCGGTCATGTTTACCAAGGCGTCGTTGTTGGATTTGAACAAGATATATCTCACATCGAACCCGTGTTTTTCGCTCAGGGCCAAGGCAGTCAGATGTGTGGCATTTCCTGTACCCACCCCTCCTACTACAAATTCCTTGGCGCCGGTCATGGGTTTGTTTGTGATCACCGCCCAGCAGGCAGCGCCAAATGCATGAACAGGCACATAGTCTTGTTCAGTCAACTTGCCAGATCTGACATTTTCCACAAATGCCGGTGCAATGATGGCCAAGCTGGTTTCGGGTTCCATGGACCGCAAAGCAATCGTTTGATTGCCTCCTGGGCGAAATTCCACTTGAAATCTATAGATTGACTGACTGGCGTTGGCCTGCTCAACCACTCGGAACAAGGCCGGTGTTGCGCTATGTGCAGCATTGTATGGTGAATAAATCTTGATTGTTTCGGTTGCCGCAGCAGATAGTGCACACACAGACAACATTGCAATCAACCATGATTTAAACATAATATTTGCTTTCGTACATCTAAAATTTAAAGTGATCATTTATACCAGTGCTTTGATACGCAGCAGGTCCCAGTTTGTAAAACGGACTGATGAACCCCACAAAGCCCACTGGTCTTCCCATCTCGTTGTTGAAATACTTGGGGTCTATGTTTTTGACCAAGTGATCCAGGCCGGCCTTCCATACTTGATATGCACGAGTTTGGGAAAAGTTCTGATAAAACCACTGATCCATTTCGTTGTAGAAACTGTTGGTGGGCTTGGAGGTTTGAAATGTGGCCGGATCATAGTCGGGATACAGCAAGGGTTTGATGATGTGTTCAAACGTGGTTCGCTGTGCAAAACTGTAGTTGGGCCAGCGAGCCAGGTGCTGCAGGTATTTGTTGTGGGGCAAATCAAACCAGTTTTTGATCACGTGCGCTTGTTTGCACAACAGTTCGGGCAGGTCTGGAGTCCAATAAAAATACTCGTTGGTGATGTTGTCCCACGCGCCTACTTCGGGATTGGCATTGTTGGCCTGCACGTCCATGAAGTAGAGATACCAGGTTTGGTCACGGATACAGACCTTGGGCTTGTCTACCCCCCACAGCATGCACACCCGCAGTCCCTGGTCCAGGGTGTGTTTGTGAGAATCTACTGCATCCACCGTGTGTTTGAATGCATGACCCGGTTGAAAATAGTCCTTGGTTCTAAACACCCAGTCTTCGTCATGCCCGGATGTCAGCATGTCCTCACTATAGTCATGAATGGTTATGCGAGTACGCGGAGCATGAGTAGAAATCCATTGTAACAATGGTTGTGCTGCATAGCGCCATTCACTGAGAGTGTTTTCGGGCTTGGTGTTGAATGGATCATCGGTGACATTTTTTTCGCCGGTCTTGGGATAGCGAAAAACCACTTCGTCGAGATGGATACCGTTGTTGATAAAGCTGTAAGCAGCAGTACTAGAGTCACCTCCGCCACTGACTTCCAGTCTGATATAATCATACTGATCTCTCAATTGCTGTGCTCGCATGCGATACAATTCTCTCAGAGAGATTGTGGGCTCCACGTGCCATGTGTAGTGATCAAACACAGACCGATTGAAATTCCACTCCGGAAACTGATTGGTCTGTGTGGCTGCAATCAAGGCCTTGGGTTTGACGTAGTGCCGTTCTTGACCAACGGTATAAAACCCCAGCTTGTTGTTTTTTTCAAGTTTGATCATTGAGAAACAGTACCAAATTTATTTGTTTAATTGGGCTTGACACCGGTGCTGAGTTTTTTCCACTGAGCATGTTGTGCTTCAAACCAAGTGTTGATGTCTCGATCGGCAACATCCATGGGAATACAGTACTCGTTGGCATAGGCCTGTTGTACCGAAGGTGCACGAGCAGCACGAGTCAGGATATCTCTCCAGTCACGGAATCGGTCTTCAGGAGTCTTTGCCGACACAGTCAAGTGAAATGGCACGTTCATGTTGGCCAACACAGCAGGAAAACCTTGTGACACCAAGGGTGTGTATCCGTTTACTTTTTGTGATCCGGTTATGCCCAACACATTCAGTCTCTTTTTGTTTGCAGAGTCTTGTTTCCATGCTTCGGGCTCGGCCAAAAATGCCACGTGAAATTCAGTTTGTCCACTTACAGCACTTAGCAAGGATTCACTGGTGCTTTTGAACGGCACCACTTGCATACCAGGATATCTATTCATGATCTGAATAGCAGCCAGGTGTGTGGTAACACCAAGCCCACTGGTTCCGATGTTGAGCAGTTGATCCTGTGGAACTTCTTGCCAAGATGAATAACGTGTGGACGTGATGGCCATGGGCGCACTGCACTGTGGCATGAGTTCTCTGAAGTCTTCCACACGATGACTTTCGTTGGGGAAAACTGTGGGGCGAATAAAAAATGCCGAACTGTTGGCCAGGATGGTGTTTGGTGTGTTGGCCACGTAGTTTGCAGCAATTGATCCACCTGCTCCGGGTCGGGCATCAAACAAAAAGTTGTATCGATCCTGCAGTCGATTGGCTTCCGCAATCAGGGTACGATCAATATTGGTTATGCTGTCGCTGGGGCTCCATGAGTAAACAATGGTAACATTTTCTTTGGCAACGGCAAAAACGGAAACACAAGCCAACAGAGTGGCCAAAAACTTTTTCATGAGTATTCTCCTTTAGAAGTTGTAATTATATAGAAAAAAAAGCAGATTGTAAATACCTGCTTTTTTCTTTTGGGTGCATTAACTGCGTTTGATTTGATCTATCAAACCGGGTGTGAATGTCGGCTCGAATTTTTCGTAGACCACTTGAGTTTTTTGTTGCCAGTCGGCTCGTTCTGCTGGTGTTAACTCGTGTATGTTGACACCTTCGGCTATGAGTCGTGCTCTTGCTTCTTCGCCGTCATCGATTGTGGCTTGACGCTCTTTGCGTCCGGCACGGATGGCAGCATCTTTGATCACAGCACGAACTTCGGGACTGAGTTGTTGCCAGAAATCGTCACGCATGATCATGGTGGTCAAGAACAGGCTGTGCTTGGAATCAATTACTGATTCTGTTACTTCGTTTTGACCCAGTGGGTACACACGACTGTATACGCCTTCGCCTGCATCGCAGTCACCTGCTCGGATGTGTTGTGTGAGATCTTCAATCTCACACACATAAGGCTCTTCCACGCCCAGCACCCGGAATGTTTCCTGGGCCACTGGATTGCGATTAGTTCTTATCTTCATCAACCAAACCTTGCAACGTGTTGACTTTCTTGCTGGAAAGAATGTTACGGAAACCACCGCTGTATGTGAAGGCCATGCCGCGTACATTGGATTTTTCAGTGATCTTGTTCAACAAGAACTCGCCCACTTCGCCTTCCAACACTCGTGTGGCGTGTGCATGATCTTCAAAGATAAAAGGCATTTCCAAGGCCAACATGTCTTGGTCATACTTTTCGGCCAACCATGTGGTGTACATCTGGCTCATTTCGATCTTGCCTTGTTCCATGAGGTCCAGCAAATCGTGCTTGGTCACAATAACACCATTGTTGTACTTTTGGCTGTACTCGCTCAGTGTCATTACTTCAACTTCGATTTTTTCTGCAGATTGTGCAGCATTCACAAAGTCTTGAAAATCTTTGGCAGCACGGACAAAAAGGCTCAATGGCTCGTGTGCAATTACCCAACGAATTTTGGTTGTCTTGGTCATAACAAACTCCTGTGTTTAAAATATACGATTGTGTTTGTTGCTGGCAGAAGAACTCTGCTACGGTTGGCGTTCTGGGTGTATCACACCAGTAAAAGGGTTTTTCTACCCTAGGCGTCAAATTGGTCCGACGTCGGACCGGTTCCGGCGTTGCTTGTTTTTATTTAGCAAGCCAGAGTCAATAATGCAGAATTCTGCAAAGATTTTGAGAATTATCCCTGCACCACATGCCAACCCAGGCGTTTTAGGTCTTCGCGTATTTGTTCGGTTACCTCACCTTCGCCTACGTATCCATTGGCCTCCACTATGTCGGCGTCTCGAATGCCGCTACAGTACCAGTCCATGTAGTCACCGCGTTCCAGCATGTCAGCCACTATGTCACCGGCATAACGCCAGCTGCAACTCCAAGTCTGTCCTTGCAACAAAGTCCAAACTTCTTGTTTCTGAAACTGATTGTTGCACAAGGCCGCATACATGTTTTGTGCATAGGTCGAACTTGATCGAGCCTTGGCCAAAATCCAGTCAGTGCTGCGCAAGTCCCACTCCAGGTTGTTGGCCTGCCATTCGGGATCCGCTTCGCGCTTGACTTTTTGCTGGTCCATGCTGTCAAACAGGCCTGTCATGGCCAGGATATCGGGATCGGTCATGGCTTTTCCTTGGGCTATTTTGCGTGTGAGATACCGTTGCCGACGTTGGCTGTGGGCTTGACAACTGGTACTTAACTTGCGCATATTGCATTATACTGGATTTTTTATTCAAGGTCAACTGTGTTTTGCCAGGAACTTTTTCAAGTCACCGTAGAGGTTGATCAACACTGCTTCTTGACTGCCAAACAAGATCAACTGGTGCGATACTCGTTTGCGAAATTCCACATAGTAAGGCAACTGCAATTTGCGATCCATGGCAATGACGGTGTGCAGGTCCAGGCCCGCCAAGGGAAAATAGTAGTGTTCCAGTTGCAACAGATTGCAAAATGCATCATATCCACGATCTGTCAGTCGCATGCCGCCACCGGAACGCAGATTTTGCCACCATATGGGATATATTTCATCAACCGGTGCCCGATTGTGTTCAGGCAGTTGATCAATCAAAAGTTGTGTTAACTGTCGTTTGTCACGCACCGGCGTCGGGGTAAATTTGTTTGCCTTGTGTCAACAACACCACTGTAAATAAATCAGTTTTGAATTGTGCGTTGAGTTTCTTGGCAAGATTGATGGCATGACCGGGATTGCTGAATGAAACTTTTTTGTACTTGGGACCAGGATATTGCACCAAGAGATTGGCAGTTTTGAGATTGATGGGCTGATTGTTGTAAAATACTGCCCATACGCCCTCGGATGCCAGCACCTGTTCGGTCTTGTAAGTGCTTTTGTTAGTGTGATCAATCAGTATTCTGGGCTTGGGTCTGCTCATGGTAAATCCTAAATCTGTGCATATATTTATCATTATACACCAAGATTTAAATTTGCCCAGCTATCGGAATCCACCGCCTTGAACTTGTATTTCAATCACTTCGGTATCTTTGGACTTGTCCTGTTGCAGTTCTTGACACTGTAACAGCAAGCGGGTGATGTCGGCGTGCAGATTTTTGGCATCACTCATGCTCATGGAAAATTCTCGATTGCCCCGAGCATCTGAACCTTGCAAGCGTTCAATGAATCGCTGAATGTGTATCATGGCTGTGTTTGCTGCGCTTGTTGCTGGGTTTGAAATGGCCCGCGATATTGATAGCGTTCTAGAGCAATCAACTTGGGGTCCTGCACCACACGCCATGTTCGGTTGCGATATACTGCATACCATCCGGCTGCAAACCAGCTCTTGCTTTTGGCAGACCTGGTAAACAGCGGCAGCTTGAGCGGAATATTCCACACCGGATTGCACACACGACCTGCTGCAGGGTAACCGTGCACTAGATTGGGCTTGTGATCAGCTGTGGCATCTGCTGGCACAAATTCAATCTCTGCTCGCTGTGCAGCCATGTCAATGGTGCGATACTGACTTATGCTGTTGTTGATCTTGACTTGATAGCCGCCGTCGCAGGCTTCGATGTTGCCTACTTTTTGATTGTCTCTGTGCAATATCCAATACTGATTGGCTATCACGGGTTTTGCTATGATCACGGATGTTTTACCTTTCTACATTTGGCCTGGGATGAACTAGTATATTCTTTGCTGATTTCGGGATCAAGCCCGGTATTGTCACAGCTGGTATCAGGGAATACGCTCAACACATGATGAAATATCAGCAATGTGATCGTCAATCCGCCCACGCCTGCCCAAAACCATTTAGCCATTGAGAACTCCTGAATAAGTTTGATTCATCCACCTTCCAAACTGTTCAGCTGATTCGCTGCAACGATTCAACTCATACTTGCCACAAAACTGCATAAACCTCACACCCACTTGCCCCACATCGCGGTGACTGACCTGTTCACGAATGGCAGCATCTACCACAGCCTTGACTTCATCGGGCTGTGCTGTGAGATCAATCAGCACTCGATTGCGTTCATAGTCGTCCAGCACACGATGCTCCACACCTTCGGGATCAGTCCAGCGTTGCAGCATCATGTTGTTCCAGTTGTAGCCCTTTCGGTCTCGGTCGGCATAGGCTTCACGGAGACCAACTTTATTCTTTGTGCCCCGCTCACGAACTCCTGGATATGCACTGAACACATTGTCCGAGCTGTCTCCACGCATGCACTTCTCAAATAGCAACCAGGCCGGATCCGGGGTGGCTTTTGGTTGTTTAGTTTTTTTATCAACAACAGCATTGCCTTTGGCGTCATAGGTACCTTCCAATGTGATTAATTCATCTGAGATACCGTT